GGGGCGTCCGGCTTGACTTTGAGCTGGTGGCGTGGTGACATGGGGGGGTACGGCGGCGGACCGCCGGGACGGTTGCCGACGCATACCCCCGGCTCGAGTTGGACCGCGTAGGGGACGGCCGTCGTATCACCCTTGGAGTAGGGTCCGTGGGCCCGGGGGAGCGGAACGAGCCTCGACGAAGGGCGGCGGGTGGCCCACCAGTAGCACCAGGGAGCCAGAGCCGCCGCCGCATGGAGCACGCCGGCGGCGCCCCGGAGAGCCGCGGCGTTGTAGGCGCTGTGCGCTAAAACCGCCCAGTGGAAAGGCGTGAGCGCTAGTCCCCAATGGAAGAGGGCGCGCTCCGCAACACGGGCCAGCGTGACCAAGGTGCGGGGGGGCTGACCAGTAGTCGAGGAGTGCTAGTACGAGTGACAGGGCACGTGTCGCGCCGGGCGACGCTCGCTTGAGGGCCTCTTCGATGAGGGGGGCGCCTAGGACGGTGAACGCCCAGCCGGGGTAGGCGATGGCCTGCGCCGGAGGGAGGATGGAGGCGCCACCGTCGGCGCGGGCGGGCTCGAGGGCAGCCCAGAGGACTAGTAGCACGCCGAGGAGTGCGGCAAGGAGAACTGGCGCCCAGCCGCCCGACCGGGGAGCTTCCGTGGCCAGCGCGTCGCGGATGGACGCCATCCAGGGGCGGCCCGGCTCGGCGTTGCGCGCGGAAGCGTAGTCCATCATGCGTGAGTACATCGTGGTCACGGCGCCAAGGCCGGCCTCAACCGCGTCAGAGACGCGGCTGTGGTGGGCCGCAGCGCCGTTGGCTGCCTGGAAGGTCGAGGGGAGGGGCTCCGAAGCGAGCTGGTGGGAGGCGATGCGCACCGAGGAAACGACGCGCTGTTCACCCTTCAGAGCGGCCGTCCGCGAGGCTATCGCGGCGGCAGCAGCCCGAATGGCACCTCCGGTGGACGCGGGCAGGAGCGTGGGCGGGGGGAGGGTGAGACCAGGGACCAAGCGGTAGAGGTAGACGGTCGTGGAGCCGATGGCCGCGTGGACCTCCTTGGTGAGGTAAGCACTGCGCGAGGAGCCCCAAATGGACTTGGAGGCGAGAGTGACGGGACCGCAGGTGGGAGGGAGAGGGTGGCAGTAGACACTGCCGCCCATGACTCGTGCGTGGATGTTGGAGCCGTCATATACCCACTCCAGCTCCGTCCGGAGACCGACCTCGTCCGGGAAGGAGCCGAACGCGCCACGGTCCGGTGCGCCGAAGTCGTGCTCGGCTGAGTAGAGCGGCGGACAAGTCCCGCCTCGGGCGGTGCGCTCGAGGAGTCGCGCCAGATCGTCGCGGGTGAAGTAGTAGGCGGTATGAACCATGTAGACCATGTCTGCAGGCCCCAAATGGCGGCAGGAGGTGGCGGTCTGGGCGACGGAGGCCGGGGGGGGTGCCGCGGGGCGTTGCGCCATGGTGGCGTTCCTGGGGAGGCCGGCTACACGTCGGACCGCCTGTCCCGCCACGAGCCACTTAGTGGAGGCAAGAGGCTCGTTCGTGTGGGCGTACCAGCGGTACTGTTTTGTGCCTACAGTGAACGGCGCGGGGAAGGAGGC